TCGATCTTGGCTTCCAGCTTGTCTGCTTCGCCGAACAGGGTCTCGACTTGGTTACTTTCTTCCCCGGTCAAGTCCCTCTTTTCGCTGTCGGCGGTGTCGATGATCTTCCGGGCGTCGTGAATCAACTTCGCCCGTTGTTCCTTGAGTTCTACTGAGTTCATTTTCCTCCAGAGGTTTTCGATAATGTCAGTGACGCTGGTATTTAGTCGCTCGCCTCACGATTTTCGCTCGTACAGGCGAAGTTTCTGACGGTAGAAGTTCGTGGTCGTGCTGCGTACCCCTACCGACGTGGCGGGGTAAGCGGGCATGACGACAACCGGGGCGACTTCGTGAAGGTAGAGATCGAAGAGTTCCCGGTTGCTTCCGTCCCAGCGTTCCCCGTTGGGACGAACCGAGAACGTGAAGCTCCCGCCCTTCAAGTCCCCACGCTGGACGAGTTCCTTGATGTCGTCGGCGTGTTGCGGAAGATCAACCTCGAACCGAAGCCCGTGGTCGTCCTCATGGAGTCGAAGGGTTCCGCTGCTGACCCGGCCCAGAAGCCGGTTCACGTCATGGTTGAACGTGGCGATGACATCGCCCTTCGTCTCGATGGCTTTCCTGAACGCCCCACGGCGAACGATCTCGGTGAAGGTACGCTTGCCCTCGGTGATGACGGCGGGACTGTCCCAGACGGCACAGTAGCCGACGAGCTTGTTCCCTTCGTGCTGGTAGTTGGCGTGTAGTGTTCGTATTTCCTTATTCACGGTTCCCCCTGATGATGTCCCCGCCGTCGATGGGCGGTAGGTTCTCCCTTGCCCGAACCTCGTTTACCGTCATCCAGCCCGTGTTGATGGCGGTTCCGTAGAACGTCGCCCGTGAACTGGCGTCGGCCCGAAGTAGCGTAGTCACGTCGTACTCGACGTAGTGCGTGCGGCGTTCGGTCGGGGTCAGTAGTTTCCGTTCAAACTCCGTTTCCCACTTCTCCAACCACGGGCGTAGCGTCGTGGTCAAGTAGTCTTGGTTCAAAGTTTCAAGGTTGCCCCATGTTGCCTTTTCCAAGCTCATCAGCTTGCTCGGCGGGATGAGTAGGAACCGGGCGATTTCGTATACGAACCAGTTCAACACGTCCTTGTACTGGTTCTGTTCGTTGGTCATGGTGAACGGCGTGAACTGAAGCCCTTCTTCCAGAATGGCAACCTTCCCGACGTTCTCCGTCCCCTGATGAAGTTGTTGCCAGCTTCGGCGTAGGTTCTCCCGTGCCGTCTCGTTCAACTGGCCCGCCGTGCTGAGTACCCCGCCCGGTCTGGCGGCGTTGCCATAGAAGGAACTGCCGTAGCGTTGCGTGGCGATGGCGAAGCCCAGCGTTTCACGGGCAACGGTCAGTAGCCGATAGCCAACCGTCCCATCCGGGGACAGTCCGGGGACATGAAGAATGTCCTCGGGTTGCAGTTCGACTTGCTGCCCGTTGGCGGTGACGAGGTAGGTGAGCGGCCCCGATGGGTTCCGCATGATCTGGACGTTGCGGGGATGGATCGGCCACAAGGCGACGGGCGTTCCCGCCCCGTTGCGTTCGATTTCGCAGAACGCCCCGCCGTACAACAGGGCGTGGGCTTGCAGCGTTTCAAACAGTACCGGGCGGGTCATCTCCGGGTTCGGTTCCTCGGTCAGAAGAACGTGAACTGGGTGATCGTCGGCAACCTCACGGGTTCGATTGCTCCCTTCCCGGTAGAGGATGGGTTCTAAACTGCCCACGTCTTGCGAGATGGTGCGGATACCCGCCCACAGTGCGGAGATGCCGAGGGCGGTCTGTTCGCTGACGGACACGCCCGAACGAGTCGGGGCATCCACAAGCCCCAGTTCAACGCCGATATCCTTCGTGATCTGGGATAACGGTACTCCCCGCTTCTCGTTCTTCGTGCCGAATAGTCGTTGCCATAGGTTCATGTGGGTATGTAGTGGTCAGCCCACAAGAAATATCCCCCTGTCCTCGTAGACCGACTTCTTGGGCGTGACTTCCCCGGCGAGGCACTGGGACAATGCCATCAACAGGGCAATCAAGTTGTCCTTCTTGTTTTCCGGTCGGGCGGTCTGGGGCTTAACGTACCCCTTGTTGTCCCGGTGAAGGTAGGTATGCCCGATCTGCCAGCGGAGTAAGGCGTTCCCGTCGTGGACGAGACGCTTCTGGTTCACCAGTTTCTCAAGCTCAAGGGCGGGAGCGTTGAAGTAGGAATGCGTCTGCGGAAAGTTCCAGACCGTCACGCCCTTCTTGTTCAAGTAGTTGCTGATGACGAGGGATTGCCACTTGTCGAAGACCACGGCTTTCACGTCGAACTTCTGGCACAGGTCATCAAGGAAGGCGATGATCCGGTTCTCGTCCGTGGCGGTTCCGGGCGTCAGTTGAAGGGAACCGTCGTGCTGGCACGTCTGGTAAATGTGGGCGTTCACGTTCTCACGGGTGCGGAACGTGCCTTCGGGGACGAAACCCCACGACTTCACGAACATCTTGTCCCCGTCCGGGGCGACAAGCGAGATGGCGGTCAAGTCCCGTGATGCCCCAACGTCCACGCCCAGAACGACGGCTTGGCCGGTCAAGTCGGGGACGTGGCCTTTACAGGCGTCCCAGTCCTCTACGGAAATCCAGACGTTCTCGGCGTCGGTCCAGCGGTTCATCTTGAGACGGATTGCCGACAGGCGGGACGTTGCTTCTTGCTTGTCCCGGTTCCAGTTGTTGCGGAAGTCTTCGACGGATTGAACCACGCCCAACGATGGGTTGGCGGCGAACCAGTTCTTCTCGTCGTCGAAGTCGTCGGTCTGAGCTTCGAAGATGAACGGTTGAAAGGTCGGGTCAATGACTTCGCCCGACATGATCTTTCGGGAGTAGTTCACCAGCTTGAAGAACGCCCCGTTCTTGTTCCAACCCGCCGTACTGGTGATGATCTGCAACCCGTTGGGCTTGGCGTCCGTGGAGTTCTTCAGGGCGGTGTAAACGTCGTCCCGTTTGTGGAAGGCGAGTTCGTCATGGATTACGAAGGTATGCCCGTGGCCGAAGTTGCCCCCTTGCGTGTCACTGGCGAGACTGCGGTAGCGTCCGTTCCGCTTCGGGTAGAAGATGGTCTTCTTGCTGGGGACGGCATGAAGGGCTTTGCTCAAGACGTGGTTGCCTTCGATGGCGAACTTGAACCAGTCGAAAATCTGGGCGGCTTGCTCCCGGTTCACGGCACAACTGACGCACGACGGGCTTTGTTCCCCGTCCGCAATCAGATGGTATGCAGTCAGCCCGTAGGTAAGGCAAGACTTGGCGTTCTTCCGCCCGCACGTCAGAAGCCCTACCTTCGTGGATCGGGTTCCGTCCGGTTTCTTCCAGCAATACCACGAACGGATAACGTCCCGCATCCACGGCAACAGGATGAACGGGCGTCCGTCCTCCAGAACCAGATACTTCTCGATGAAGTCGATAACCTTCGTGCCAGCGGCTTCGTCCCAGACGTGGCCCAGCCTGATCTTTTCCTCGTCGGACTTGTGGCGTACTAATGCGTTGTTCACGCATTATGTAGCCTTTTGCTTCTGGGAATTGTGCCACTGGTTGTGACACGGTTGGCACGTCGAACAGAGGTTATGGGCGGCGTTGTCCGAAGTGTCGCCTGACTTGTGGTGAACTTGGGTCGCCCAGCCCGTGCAACCGGCCAGTTTCATCTCGCACAACGGGGACTGCTGCAACTTCACCTTTCGGACTTGCTGCCAGTGATGCCCATAGCCCCGGTCGGTCGTCTTCTGGCGGGATGGCTTCGGCTTGTGGATCGTCAGCCTCGGGGCGGTCGGTGGTAACTCAGACATCGACTTCCTCAAAGTCGGCAAAGCGGTCTTCCTTCACGTTCGGCTTCTCGGTCGGCAACAAGCGGAAGTTCTTCGCCAAGCTGGTGAACGCCTTCAAGGTGTCGAGGTAGCTGCGTGTCGTGTCCTGTCCCTTGAATGACTGAACCCGTTCCCACAAGTCGCACAAGATGCCGAAGCTGTCGGCGGTCTGGGCGGTGAGAAGCTGGTTGTCCTTCAGTTGAACGGAATGCTTCCGCCAGAACGCCTTGCCCACGTCGCCCAACCAGTCGGGCGGGTTCAAGTCGGTCAGCGGTTCGCTTCGGAGTTTCAGTTGCGGTGCTGGTCCACGAATGCCCATCAGTCCCCCTTGAGTCCTTCCAGTGCGTCGAAGATGTCCTTGCCGTCGATGGCGTTCCCACGCTGTCCCAGCCGTCACGGGCGTTCCGTGCGAACAGTTCCAAACGGTCGGGATGACTGATCTGTTCAACCAGTTCGTAGGCTTCCGTGGGCTTTTGCGAGTGCCGTTTCGGGCTTGCCTCGATGATGTTCGGCTTCAATTTCGCCTTCATGTCCAAACGCTTCACGCCCTATGTAGGGCAGTTCGTCCCAATTCTCTACCCAGTCCTTCAGCGGACG